TGAAATTCGGATAAGGGGTCCTAGTACAGCGTGGTACCATGCTAAGTTCGGACTTCTGTCAGGTTTTCGGCATACGACATTGCTGAATACGCTCTTGAATCTAGCATATGACGCACTTGTGCGTGCATGGGCCGAAGAAGACGGTAGCCCAGTGAGCGAACCGCTGTTCGCCTGCTACCATGGTGACGATGTCCTAATGGGCTGGAATGCACGGCATGAATGCGTAAACTGGCGAGACACTGCGATTAAAGGAGGCCTCGAAGCTAATCCGGCAAAGTGCTTGGTACGGCTGGGGGCCGGTGAATTCTTACGGATGTGGATCACGCCAGGAGGCGTTGCAGGCCAGCAGAACAGGGCAATCGGGTCTTTTGTTTCTGGGAATTATGATCAAGAAGGAATACCGCGCGGTCACCATGCGCTCAGTCTGCGTGAGCAGACTGGGGTGTTAGCTATGCGCGGTATGCCGCCAACGGTAGCTCTGCTGCTAGCGGTTGAGACAATCTCCTTCTTTGACCCTCGAGCAGAGGGCTCATACGCGGGTGCTGGGAGGCTCTTGACTGACAAGGATGTGATGGGCGGCGAGCCCTTGCCTCCGGATTCAGTTGCGAGTGCTGTAAAAGCACTACAGCGGGAGCTCCAACAAGGGAAGAAGGCAGAAATAGCTGTCGGCCGGCTAGCTTCCGAGCAAAGTGATGTCGCGGTCTCAAGATTGAAGACGGACATCAGGACTGTGATAGGTGAGGTCAGGCGCAGGATCGCGCGCCGACAGTTGCCAGTCAGAGCGACAGCCGAAGCCGTGATGCAGGCCGCAAAGATGTTGTGGCCGCGGACTGTGGCGGAACATGCTGGGCAGATGGCAGGTGCCACCCGTACGTTGGGTGCTCGTGTCTGGTCAAGACCGCTTGCCGGTGACGCGGCGACTGAGGAGATCGCGACCAGTATGCACACTCAAACGGGTACTGCTGGCCGCTGCCAACTTATACCGCCGCAACCCGGAGGGACACATAGTTGGGTAGCGGTAAGAGCGCCCTTTGGGGAGAATGCGGAATGGCAGCGACCTGTCAAACCAGTGGTCGCGGCGGCAGGAGTAGCCACTGAGATATGCGGTGAGGCACTGCTGCTACTAGCGGGTGAGAAGAGTGGGACACCAAAAGCAGCCCAGCTCCTCAGATCTTTCGGTCTAGGAGGTGGGGAGCCTGAAGTAATGGATACCTTGCCCCGCTATGAGGCCAGCAGACATGGGTGGTTGGAGAGTAGACTATGCTCACGCTACTACCCTGTTGCTCAACCAATGCACCGAAACAACGCGCAACTGCATCTTGCAGTTTGCGTGTAAGTTTCTGTGTACAAGATGACTAAGGACGTCTAGCAGTGTTATGACACGAG